TAAACGTTTCCAGATACACAAACACTGGAAGTAATTCACAAATAATCAAGTAATAAATATGGCAGAGTCTGGCATTAAAAGTTATTTCCCAAGTCAAACGGTCAGCGATGCTGAGAAGTTAAGCTATGAGTATGGGTTAAAAGTAGGTAAAGCTATAGAGCAAGAGTGGTTTAATAATGATACTGGTTCTGGTAGATACAAGTCTAACCATAATGATTTTCATAATTTAAGGTTGTACGCTAGAGGCGAACAGTCTGTTCAAAAGTATAAGGATGAGTTATCGATCAACGGTGATTTGTCCTATCTTAATTTAGATTGGAAGCCTGTTCCAATTATTTCTAAGTTTGTTGATATAGTTGTCAATGGTATTGCTGAAAGAACATATGATATAAAAGCATACTCTCAAGATCCTTTTGGGGTAGAGAAGCGCACAGAGTACATGGAATCTATAATAAGAGACATGCAAGCAAAGGAGTTTAACGATGCGGCCATGAAGAACTTTAATATAGATTTATACGAGAACAAAAAAGAAGAGCTGCCTGACTCTACAGAGGAGTTAGAGTTACACATGCAGTTGACATATAAACAGGCCGTGGAGGTTGCTGAAGAACAAGCTTTAAATGTTTTGTTTGAAGGTAATAACTACGAACTGATTAAAAAACAGTTTTATTACGATCTTACCGTTTTAGGTATTGGCGCTGTTAAAACTAATTTTAACACATCGGAAGGCGTTACTATAGACTACGTTGATCCAGCAAACTTGGTTTACTCATACACTGAATCGCCTTACTTTGATGATATATATTATGTCGGAGAAGTAAAGACTATACCAGTAAACGAATTAGCAAAGCAATTCCCTCATTTATCAGGAGAAGATCTTGAAGATATAATGAAGAACAAGTCTAATAATAGATCAAACTACAACTCAAGGCATTCTGAAGATAAAGAAGATAACAACACCATACAGGTTATTTACTTTAACTACAAAACTTATATGAACGAAGTTTACAAGGTTAAAGAAACGGCTAGTGGTGCGGATAAAATAATACCTAGAGACGATCAATATGATCCACCAGCTGATAAAGAAGGTGGTTATGGTAGAATGCTAAGGTCTATAGAGTGCTTGCATGAAGGCGCTATGATTCTTGGTACTGACAAGTTACTTAAGTGGGAGATGTCTAAAAACATGATGAGACCTAAAAGCGACTACACCAAGGTTAAAATGAACTACTCTATAGTGGCTCCAAGAATGTATAACGGTAAAATCGACTCCCTAGTTAAAAGAATAACTGGTTTTGCTGATATGATTCAGTTGACCCATTTAAAATTACAACAAGTAATGTCTAGGTTAGTTCCAGATGGTGTTTATTTAGATGCTGATGGTTTAGCTGAAATAGATTTAGGTAACGGAACAAACTACAATCCTCAAGAGGCTCTAAACATGTACTTTCAAACTGGGTCTGTGATTGGACGAAGTTTTACTTCAGAAGGCGACATGAATCCAGGAAAAGTACCTATTCAAGAAATAACATCAGGATCTGGTGGTAATAAAATGCAAGCCCTAATAGGTACGTATAATTATTACCTTCAGATGATAAGAGATGTAACTGGACTTAACGAAGCTAGAGATGGAAGTACTCCAGATAAAAACGCTTTGGTTGGTGTTCAAAAGTTAGCAGCAGCAAACTCTAATACAGCTACAAGGCACATACTTCAAGCAGGTATGTTCTTAACGTCGTCTACAGCGGAGTGTTTATCGCTTAGAATATCAGACGTTATAGAGTACTCTCCAACAAAAGATGCTTTTATACAAGCCATTGGAGCTCACAACGTAGCTACGCTTAAAGAAATGTCAGAGCTACATTTGTACGATTTTGGTATATTTTTAGAACTAACTCCGGACGACGAAGAGAAGGCTATGTTAGAGAATAATATTCAAATGGCCATGCAACAGCAAAACATAGAGCTTGAAGATGCTATTGATCTTAGAATGATTAATAATATCAAACTAGCCAACCAACTATTAAAGCTTCGCAGGAAAAAGAAACAAGAAAAAGACCAAGCCTTACAAGAGCGCAATATGCAAATGCAAAGTCAAATGAACCAACAAGCGGCTCAAGCAGCAGCTCAAAGTGAGGTTCAAAAAAACCAAGCCGTAACAGCTAGTCAAGGAGAGTTAGAGCAATTAAAGGCTCAATTAGCTTCTCAGAAAATGCAACAAGAAGTACAGCATAAAAAAGAGTTAATGCAATTAGAGTTCCAGATGAACATGCAATTGAAAGGAATGGAGGTAGACGGTAAAAAAACAGGTGAAAAAGAAAAAGAAGATCGTAAGGACGAAAGAACAAAAATTCAAGCAACTCAACAAAGTGAGTTAATTGATCAAAGAAATAGTGGTAAACCACCTAAAAACTTTGAGTCATCAGGTAATGATATACTAGGTGGCGGATTTGATTTAGGCGTGTTTGACCCTAGATAAGTTTATTAACTATTATTATATTATATTATGGCAAAAAAAGAAGAAGTAGTGGAGAAAACTCCAAACGAACCTAAGGGTGACGTTACAAAAGTAAAAGCAAATATGAAAAAACCAGGGGAAGCTATTGAAGAGACAATTACAAAAGTCGATTTAAGCAACCCACCAAAACCAAAAGAAGATGAAGTTGAAAAAAGTAACGCTGACGACAGCGGAGTGGTTGCAAGCGCTGAAAATGCCGACGCCCCACAAGAACAAGAAGAAGTACAACCGGAAGCACAAGCACAAGAAACTACAGTATTAGAAGAAATTACTGAAGAAGAAGTAGAAGAGGTTGGAGAACAGGTTGAAGAAGCTATAGCGGAAGCCCAAGCTACCGGAAAACCTTTACCAGAAAATATTCAAAAGTTAATGAACTTTATGGATGAGACTGGTGGTGATCTAAGCGACTACGTTAAGCTTAATCAAGATTATAGCAAACTAGATGATACTAGTTTACTACATGAATATTACAAGCAAACAAAGCCTCATTTAGATGCAGAAGAAATTAACTTCCTTATGGAAGACACGTTCTCTTACGACGAAGATATAGACGACGATAGAGATATAAGAAAGAAAAAGATAGCGTTAAAAGAGCAAGTTGCAAGCGCTAAAAGCCACCTAGACGGGCAAAAGTCTACATACTATGAAGAGATCAAAGCTGGATCAAAGCTCACAACAGAGCAACAGAAAGCGGTTAATTTCTTTGATAGATATAACAAGGAGTCAGAAGTAACTCAAAAAGCAGCTAAACAAAATACAGATGTTTTTACTCAGAAAACCGAGCAGGTTTTCAATGACAAGTTCAAAGGTTTTGAATATAATGTCGGAGATAAAAAATATAGGTTTAACGTTAACAATGCTAGCGAGGTTAAGAACACCCAAAGCGATATAAATAATTTTACCAAAAAGTTTTTGGATAAAAATAATACATTATCAGATGCTAAGGGTTATCACAAATCTCTCTATACAGCTATGAACGCCGACGCTGTTGCAAAACACTTTTACGACCAAGGTAAAGCAGATGCTATGAAAAATAGTATTGCTAAAGCCAAAAACGTTGATATGAACCCAAGACAAAGTCATGGCACAATTGAAGCGGGTGGTTTAAAAGTTAAAGTGTTAGGGCAAGATTCTTCTGATTTTAAGTTTAAAATTAAAAACAATAAATTTAAAAATTAAAAAACAAAAATTATGGCAATTACTCCAGGTGGTGATTTAAACAGCGTTCCTTCGCATGTGCAGAAGGCGTTATCTACAAATTACTTAGACCTAAACGGCTCAGGCGGTTGGGCACAACAATATTTACCAGATCTTATGGAAAAAGAAGCTGAAGTTTTCGGACCGAGAACTATTTCAGGATTTCTTTCACAAGTAGGAGCTGAAGAAGCGATGTCTGCTGATCAAGTTATTTGGTCTGAGCAAGGTCGTTTACATTTATCTTACAAAGGTAAGATTGTAACAGGAGATACTAACGATGGTGCTAATGCTGGTAACGGTGTTACAACTATGGTTACTATTGAGCAAGACATGGACGGCAATGCAAAAACTACTGACCACGGTATTAGGGTGAATGACACTGTCATTATTGCTAATGCTGCTGGAGTTCATAAGGCGCTAGTTGTTACGGCTGCTGCTGGAACGGCTACTATTGACGTTTCTGCTTATGGATCAGCTCTTATTGCTGATAGCAACACGTCTTTATCTTGTACTATATTAGTTTATGGTTCTGAATACGGAAAAGGAGTTTCTTACATGACTGGTGGTGCTGCTACTACTCAACAAGAGTCTAGAGGAGCTAACGAGCCTTCATTCAAAACTTTTTCTAATAAACCAATTATTTTAAAAGACTACTATGAGGTATCAGGTTCTGATGTTTCTAAAATTGGTTGGATTGAAACTGCTGCTGAAGACGGACAAAGTGGTTACATGTGGTATTTAAAAGCTGAATCTGACACTAGAGCTCGCTTTAATGATTACTTAGAAATGGCTATGTTAGAAGGTGAATTAAATGCTGATGCATCTCTTGCTGACGGCTCTCATATACTAGCTGGATCTGTAGCGGGTGCTGAAAACGTGGGTACTGAAGGTTTATTTGCTGCTATCGAAAAAAGAGGTAATATTACTTCTGGAGTTACTGGTATCAATGCAGCTACTGATTTAGCTGAATTTGACGCTATTTTAGCTGAGTTTGATAAGCAAGGTGCTATTGAAGAAAACATGATGTTTGTAAACAGAGCTACTTCGTTAGCAATGGATGACATGTTAGCTTCTATGAATTCTTACGGGGCTGGAGGTACTTCTTACGGAGTGTTTGATAATTCTGAAGATATGGCATTAAACTTAGGTTTCTCTGGTTTCAGAAGAGGTTCATATGACTTTTACAAGTCTGACTTTAGATACTTGAATGATTTAGCAACAAGAGGTGGTATCAACGCTGCTAACGCTGCTAATGCAATTAGAGGGGTTGTTATTCCTGCTGGAACTTCTACTGTTTATGACCAGCAATTAGGAAAGAATCTTAAAAGACCTTTCTTACATGTTCGTTACAGAGCTTCTCAAACTGATGATAGAAGAATGAAAACATGGACTACTGGTTCTGTTGGCGCTGCTACATCTGCTTTAGATGCAATGCAAATCCACATGTTATCAGAAAGATGTTTAATTACACAAGGTGCTAACAATTTCATGTTAATGAAATAAGCGCAATTTATTAAGGAGTCGGGGCTTTGGCCTCGACCCCTTTATTTTTATTAATTTATATTATATTATATTATGGCTAAAAAAGCTAACACAAAGAAAGTTGAGGTAGAACCTCAAATCGAAACAATGGAAGAAACAGTTACAGAATTTTTTGAAGAAACTGTAGTTGCAGAACCAAAAGCAAGAGAAAGATTAAAACCTAATAACGAGTGGGAAATAAAAGATAGAGTGTACTTATTGAAAGATGGTAAAAAACCTCTTTCTAGATCGCTCAAAGCAGCGGGCGTGTACTACTTTGATAAAGACTTAGGTTATGAAAGAGAACTTAAATATTGTCAAAACCAAATAACTTCATTTGTTGATGAAATGAAAGGAGATCAAAGATTAGAGCACATTATATTTAGATCTGGCAGTTTGTTTGTTGAGAAAGAAAAAACAGTGTTACAAAAACTACTATCACTATACCACCCTCATAGAGACAAGTTATACGAAGAGTATAAACCTGCCGCAATAGCCGCTGACGAAATAGATATATTGAACATCCAGGTTGATGCTTTAATAGCGGCTAGAAATATTGATATAGATATGGCAGAAGCTATCATGCGTGTAGAAAAAGGCTCTGAGGTGTCTCAGTTGAGTTCTAAGGAACTTAAAAGAGATTTGTTAGTATTTGCAAGAAATAATCCTAAACTCTTCTTGGAGTTAGCGGATGATGAAAATGTAATGCTAAGAAACTTTGGTATAAAAGCTGTTGAAGCTGGAATACTAAGATTATCTTCTGATCAAAGAAACTTTATGTGGGGTAGCAACGGAAGAAAGTTAATGGTTATACCATTTGACGAACACCCTTACACTGCTTTAGCACACTGGTTTAAAACAGACGAAGGAATGGAGATTTACTCCAATATTGAAAAAAGATTAAATTAATCTAACTGTAGATGCGGTCGCTCT